GCTTCTTCATCAAAGGTATAATAAGGTTTACCTTGTTCATCCTTGCCGATAGGAACTCCGAATTTGGGGTCGATGGTAACATCTGCCCAAACGTGGAAGCGCCTATATACAGCACCTGGATCAACAAGAGACTTAATCTCAGGATATCTCTGGTTTGAAGAAGCAATAATAAAAGACGAAGTGAAATTTGTGACGCCTTTAGACTTAAGTTCAGCCATTTTCAACGGGAATTGAGCGGTGTTAACCATGTATTCCAGCTCTTCATACTCTTCTACGGGTTTCTGCTGAGAATCCTTGACATTTCCAAAATCATCAAGAATGACAATTGGTTGGCCAGTATAGCCTTCCCAATACTCATTCTTGGCTCTCCGCGGAAATGCAGCATTCTCATAGTTAACCCCTTTTTCTTTCAGGTATCTCTTGAAAATGCGCGCTTTCAGCACTTCTGTGGCTACGCTTTTTCCCACACCTGGGTGTCCAAAGAGGTATAGAGCTACTGGTTGAGTACGTATTGTATGGCAGCGGGCGGGGCTGTGTGTAGACCATTCTACTTGTTCCCGAATCCGCTTCCGAAGACTCTCGATCATATGTCCGTTCGATCTGGAGCCCATCTTAGTGGCTTGGTAGTGGTACTCATTCAATTCATGGTTAACAGTGAGCACTTGAGTCGCAATAGGATGTGAGGAGTCAATCAGGGTCTTCTCAAACTTTTCAATTATCTTAACTGCTGCATACAAACTTTCTATTTGTGGGAAGTTCTTGATGAATTTGTATTCTTCAACACTCATTCCATAAACAGTAGTATAGTATATTTCAGCCATATAATCAAAAAGCCATGTGAACAATTCTTTCAACGCTCTGAATCCTTGAGCCGCTCTTCCAACATTTGAAAAATGTCTTATCATCTCACTCGGCACTGGTGCAGTTCCCGTACACAGTAGGGAAAAAGCACCGCACAAGAAAGACATAAAACCAGCAAATGGAAGAAGATCGGTCTGTTTGGCAGCAGTGGCAAACATATCTGAAACGAGAGATTGACCAACTCGTTCAGTTTTACCTTCTGCGGAAAAAGAAATGTCCATATTTGAAAAGTCCGGAACCAAACTCATCAGCGTATCAATAGTAACGCCAAGTTGACGTGCCAGGTTGGTACAGTGAAGAGTTAGGAGGAGTAGCTGACGTTCTTTGAGGCAGTTAGCAATCGAGGCAAGCGAAATCAATATACCAAGCAAATCATAGTCTGCTGGTACTTTGAAAAAGCTCCTCAATTCCTCGCTAGCATCAGTGAGAGTCTTCAGAATCCCTTGTATCATGTCAATTGTTGGATTTAACTTATCAACTGCTGTTGACAATTTAGCTCCATTAACGACAGCAGCTGCCGCAGTACCCGATCCTGGGAGTACTACATTGGCGGCAACATATCCAGTCGCTTTGACGGTTTCAGCAAGGGCAGAAGGACTCGTAAGAACTGAAGTCACATCGTTCTTGATCTTTGCGCACGTCTCAGAAACAAGAGTTTGTGCATAGCGCTTTTGCTGTGCGCTGGCTTCTCTTTTCTTCTTTCTGTTGCGCTTTTCTAACTCAAGTGAACGTTGCACAAAATTCTTCTGCTTTTCCTGTGCTTTCTTCAACTTGAGGATCTCTCGGTGCATATCCGTGATTTGTTTCCTCTGCTGGCGGTCTTTTTCCTCATCACAAAATTTGGAATGAGTAGTAGGGCCAGGATTGGTTTCAATATCGCCAGATAGCAATAAGCGGAGATCCTTGTAACGTTTGTTGATGGAATAGCTCCAGCCATGCGTATTATTGCCTTGGAATCTGTCTTCGCTAACGGTCTTCGTAATAATAAAATCCTTGTAAACTACATATGTGTTAGAATAACCATCGTAAAATCTGCAAGGGTTCTTATCATCATCAGTGACTGAAATCGGAATACCAGAACAAGACATTAATCGCAGGAAGCATTTGATTTGGTCCCACTCTCTGCAAATGAATGCATTATTGAGAGCGTGTTCGCGAATTCTGAACAACGTGGAAACGGGGCTAGGGTCAGCATCAAAATCGAATTGTTGTAAATAAGATTTAAGTGCACATGTTTGAAGGGTCTGGTGATCTCTATCAAAATACTCAACAAAATTTTGGATATTACAAATAGCAGCAGAAGCGGCAAGAGAATGAATAGAGTATTCAAGTATGTCGTTATCAGTAGCGTGTCCAAAATCAGAATCCAAGTCGAAATCCAGGTCGAGTTCATCAAAAAGGGCCAGGGTTGATGTAACATTGCACTTGTCCATGTTATATCGGGGGCGGCTTTTGAATGGTGATAGCGTTTTCCGGTAATACCACCCTAAAATAGGGAATGACCTTCTACGGGTAGCGATTAATTCTAACAACTTTCTTTAAAGCACGGTGGACGAAATCCGTCATAAATCAGTCCAGTCACAAGGAGTTATTCATAGCTACTTTGCTTGTGCCTAACAATAAATAGAGAAGTTAAAAGTCTACTACCCGCCATGGGTTCTAGCCATGGTGCCTACCTTCAAATAAATTGAAGTTCCAAACTACTTACCTTAACGAATGCGCCATATACGGGGTCGAATCCGCTATGTGTTTCTTAAAGAGGAGATCGCATCCTACTAGTCAACTAGCATATAGTAAGAGATAGAAATAGGCCTTAAAATTAATACAATAAATTATAATACTATAAAGAGTTTATGTCAATCAACGCTTGCATCTGACAAAAAGACTTATATAATATATAAATTTAAGGTTAAACATTGCATCAGTACAAAAAGAATTGCAATCATACTACGGTCACGGTTTCACATGCTATTCAGCGTGGGGACAGCCACGGTTACACTA